CTGCACCGATTCGCAGCCGACCGCATCGAATTGAATTGGGAACGTGTAGGCGTGGCCGAGTGCAAGGCTTCGATGGTTGAGGTGGCAGCATGAGCTTTTCAGCCTATGAGCTTTCTATCTTCGGCGGTAGACCTGTTGAACTCTATCGATTCACCGTTGGATCGACCGTTTATACCTACTGTGCCAAGGGACCGGTTACCTACAACAGCGAGACATACGCCAAAGCCTCGATAAAAAGAGACAGAATTTGCCAGGATGAGGACATGGCAAAGGATGCGCTCAGAGTCACTGTCGATCTTTACAGCGAGATCTCCCAACTTTTTATTCCAGGCTCTCCAAATCAGGTGGTTGGGCTGACAATCTACAAATACCACCAAGGCGATACGGAAGTACTCTGTATATGGAAAGGTCGCGTCGTCCTCCCGACCTGGAACGAAAACCAATGCGTTTTGACGTGCGAGTCGATCTATAGCCGTAAGAAACTGCGCGGAAGATGCCCAAGGCATACAAAACTATGCAGGGTTGATCTGTACGGGGACCAGTGTTTGGTTGTAATGGCAACCTATGCCGTATCGGTCACGATAGGCGCAATTGGTAGCTCAGGGATGATTTTAACCGTATCTGACGTGAGCGGGTACGACAGCGGATATTTTACGAACGGTCTGGCTGAAGTCGAGACAGGAATTTACAAGACGATAACGACTCACTCAGGTTCAAATATAACTCTGTGGTCGCCACATCTTCCATTGGAAGTTAATGATGAAATCACGATCTACCCAGGGTGTGACCGTTCAATTGCAACATGCGCGTCAAAATTCAGCAACCACTTGAACTATAAAGGGTCTCCACATCTAGCAGACGATAATCCTTTCATTGGGGCATTGATTTAGTATGTGGGTTCAAATTGTACTTTTCGTTGTTTCCCTGCTTATCCAATGGCTCACAAGGAAAGAACCAGAAAACACGCTTTCTCCAGGTGATTTTTCATCGGATACCGCTGAGTCTGGGTCTACAATAGGGTGGCTATTCGGAACGAGAGACATATCTGGCACCTCAACTTGTGTCTGGTATGGAGACATAAAGACAACAGCAGTGAAGAAGAAATCAGGAAAGAAATGAGCGAGCTTGTAATTGTTAAACTCTCTGATCTTCGCAAGGTAAAATATTGCGTTTCAGGATCAAAGGCATTCTTCGCAAGACACGGTATTGACTGGAGAGATTTCTGTAAAAACGGGATTGATGCCGAAATTCTTGAAGGAACAGGCGACGCAATGGCAATAAAGCTAGCTCAGGTGGTGAGAGATGGGCGGTAAATCTTCAGAACAAACAGTTGCATACAAGTATTATGTTGGGATGCACAACGTGCTTACTGTCGGGGTTATAGATCAAATATCCCAGGTATCGGTTGACGACAAGATAGCATGGAGTGGCGCTTGCACTGGCGGTCAACTGACCATCGATCAACAAGAATTGTTTGGCGGGGAGTCACGGGAAGGGGGGATTTCAGGGACGATAGACGTGCTTCCAGGTGGGCCAACACAAACGGTAAACGATTATTTATCAGGCGTGCTTGGAACTAGCAATATACCGGCATTTAGGGGAGTTGGCAGTGTTGTCCTCCGTCAGTGCTATGTCGGTCTTAACTATTATCTTAAAAAATGGTCGTGGAGAACGCAGAGGATAAAAAAGGACTCTCGAGGAAGTGACCAATGGTATCTTGCTAAAGCAGCGATACCAGTCAACAAGATAGTTGCAGATTCTATAGGGCCGCAGTCAACAGGGTGGAAGTATTTTCAAACGAGCTTGATTGATATTATTAATAGAGCATCAACATCTTATGATGACTCGTCTTGGTCGGTTGGGTTTATGCCGTTTTCAAGCACAGATACCAGCCAAATTGCAGAAGATGCAGGATTTCCACAATCTCCAGTAACAACATGGTCTTTAAACACAAGATTATGGCTAAGAAAGACTTTTAATGTATATACGATTCAAAACATATATGGAAATGTTCTTGTAGATAATTATGTGACAATATATGTTAATGGGAAAAAAATACTGAACAGATCTGGAGAATCTTCAGGAACATCACATTATTTTTTTCTTCATGATTTTACAATACCAGCAAGCGTATTAAATGTTGGTGAAAATATAATAGCGTTAATGTGTGAAGATGTTGGAAACGTATGTTATGCATCAATGTCTATATATCCAGAAAACACATTTCTAGACATGAATCCCTCTCATATTATAAGGGAAATATACACAGATTCTGTTGCAGGGTACGGAGTTGCATCAACAGAAATAGATGACGATTATTTCACAAGTTCTGCTGACACATTATATACAGAAGGATTAGGGCTATCTTTTTACTATACTGGAGAGGACGTTGACCAGCTTACAACGACTGTACTTGAGCATATAAACGGAGTTTTAAGGACAGACCAATCAACCGGAAAGATACAGCTCAAACTGATAAGAAACGACTATGACGTTGAATCTCTGATCACCCTTGACGAGTCAAATATCAGCTCAATATCAGATATTACAAGGCCGCTATCTTACGAGTTAGTTAATGAGATAAAGGTAAAGTGGTGGAATCCTGACACAAGCGAGACTTCAATTGTAACAGTTCAAAATGCAGGTGCTATAGCCTCAAACGATGGGAATATAGTAACAGCGACAAAGGATTATACAGGAGTGTCGAGCGCTAACCTTGCTGTCAAATTGGGTGCCAGGGATCTAAAAGATCTTGGGACAGACAGGTTATCTTGTTCAATCGTCGCCAAAAGGATAGCATATCAACTCAACAAGGGAGATGCGTTTCTTCTTTCTCACTCGAAATATGGGATTGATTCAATCGTCATGCGTGTCATCTCCATTGATTATGGAGATGGAATTGACAACTCAATTAATATAAAAGCAACTCAAGATACCTTCTCTTTCCCTGATTTTGAAATTTTAACACCTGACGAAACGCTTTCCCTATGGACAGAGACAAAGCAATCTTACCCGACGCCAATATCAAATCAGCTTGTTTTTGAGGTTCCATACCTCGCGTTGGTAAAGCAGTATGGGCAAGGTGACGTTGATTCTAAATTAGCAGACAACCCTGATATTGGATATGTCGGTGTTGCTGCTGATTCTCCAAATTCTTCCGATATTAACGCCATATTATACACAGACTCAGGGGCAGGTTACGAGGAGCGAAAGACGGTTGATTTTTGCCCTTATGGAACATTGGGAGCGAGTATCGGATACACTGATACCTCAATATCTGTCGCTAACGGTGTCGATCTCGATAGCATTTCTCCAGGAACGTGGGCACAGATAGAGGATGAGATAGTTATCATTGATGATATTGATGGAAGCACGTTAACTATTCGGCGCGGTTGTCTTGACACTATACCAGATGATCACGCTGCGGGTTCAGAAATTTATTTTTGGGACAATTACGCTGGGTCAGATGGAGTAGAATACGCTGACAGCGAGTCAATAAACGTTAAATTGCTAACCGTAAATGGGAGTGGAGTCCTTGATATAGAAGATGCTATTGAAGGGTCATTGACGATAGATAGCCGGGCTATTCGTCCATACCCTCCGGCAAACATAACAATAAATGATGAATATTACCCAACCTCTACCACTGGAAATGTTACAGTAGAGTGGGCGCATAGGGATAGGACACAGCAAACATCGGGCACAATATCGGACTGGTTTGAAGCATCAATAGGTCCAGAAGAAGGAACTACTTACAGCGTAACGTATAAACTTGACGGAAATGTGCTTGGGACTGTAACTGGCATTTCTGGTACATATTCAGAATATATCTATGGAGCAAGCGGAACTGCAACCGTAATTGTTTCATCAGTTAGGGGAGGATATACATGTTCACAGATATTTGAGCACTCATGGGATGTTGAGGCCGCAGATGGATCTGCATATAGATATTACAGAATATATATAACCGCAAATAATGGATCTACTTACACAGCTATACAAGAGATTGAGCTGGCAATTGTTGCAGGAGGAGCAGACATAACGTCTTTTGGAATGTCTGCTTCAGAAAGCAGCGCATACTCGAATAGCTATGGAATTAGAATACTTGACGAGATTTTTGTGGTGGCTACTGGTGCATGGGTTAGCACTGCATCTGGTTTGCCTCAATGGGTGTATGTTGACCTAGGGGCTGGAAATGCTCAATCTGTAGTTGAGCTTAGGATGTGGGATCAATATACGGCAGATGGACCTAATCGAGCGCCAAAAGATTTTGTCGTTCAGGGGTCTAACGACGCGAGCACTTGGACGGATATAAAATCATTCACAGGAATTACAGGTTGGGTGAATGGTACGGTGAAAACATTTAGCCTTGTATGATTCAATAGGTGGAACACATGGGATTTTACGCGCAATACAATAAGTCAACCAACCAGATGATAGGGAAACCACAAAACCTTCCAGAATCTTTCACCACTTTAACAGGGTGCTTTTTAACTGGATTCAACAAACTTACAGATGATGTGTTGCTTTCGCTCGGATGGGTGCCAGTTATTTACCAGGATCTCGCAAACACTGAGGCTTATTACTGGTCGAATGTTCCGTCTTGGGATGCTGAAAACAATAGGTTTATTTTTGAGGCTGTAGCCAACGATATCGATGAGGTACAAACGTTTTGCGAGTTGGCAATAGACGATGCGGCAAGCAAAGCCTGTGCTCGACACCTCTCAACCGGAACGGCGCAAGAGCTGCGATATCAACAAAAGGCGCTTGAATCGGCCGCGTACCAGTTATCAGGCGATCAAGCCGATTGCCCGGTAATCGCTGCCGAGGCTGAACGGTGCGGGGTGAGTTTTGAGGAAAAGTTAGCCGAGATCACCTCAACCAGGAATCAATGGGTTTCCTTGTGCGCTGCTGTCGAGGCTGAACGCATCGGCGGTAAACGGGCTTGTGCTGCGCTATCGGATGCAATCGAAAAGCTGGCACAACGTGATGCATCAATCGCAATCTTAAACGCAATCTGACCTGCAAGGGGAGGCTATGCCAGAGTCACACCAATGTACCAGCCACGCGATGTTCGAGAAGATGATACAACAATCACTCGACGCATTGACAGACCGTGTGGCTGAAGGGGTTCGTGTTTTTTCGGCGCAGTCTGTTCAAAACGGTGAAATGCTCACCAAAGTCCTCGAAAATCAGGCTGTACGCAAGGAATTGTGTGGACGGCAGAGCGAAAGGATTGACGGGCATGAAGAGAGAATCGAAACCATGGAACAGGAAATAAAAACCCAACAGAAATACCTATGGATCGGGGTTGGTGTCCTTGGAACAGCCCAGGTCATAGCTGTGCCCCTGTTTGTTTGGTTAATCACAAAAGGAGTCTCAATTTGAAACAAGTCACTATATCAATTCCTGATATGAAAAACGGACGAACAACGGTACTCGGTTTATTGTCTGCTGGTGGGTACGCGGTCCAGGCGTATTTTCAAAGCGGCGGGCTGTCCTGGGAAGAGGCCGCCGGATGCGCTGTGTGGGCCGCTCTTTGTTGGCTGGTCGCTGATGGAAAAACTGTAAACTCGGCAGAGTCAAAGATCGATGCCGTGACCACGCTTGCCGCTGCCGTGGTGCAAAAACAGGAGAACGCCAATGAGCCAACAGCAGGTTGAAGCGGTGAAGGAACAGGTAAAGTACGTCGGAGCGGCCAAGTGCGATATCTGTGAGTCTATGCGGGCGGACGTTGCCGAGTTTAAGGCGGGATTCTTCGTTAATGGTCGGGTGTGCGATACCTGTTGCGGGTTGATTCTGAGGGGATTCAGTAAGTCTAGGGGAGGTAACGTGTGAAAAAACTATCAAAGTATGCACTGCTAATCGTATTGTTTTTCCCGGTTGTGGCGTTTTCTTCATGGGAACGCTCATTGACTGCTGAATGGGAGTACACCCCACCAGACGGCGACACTGTGTCAAAATTCAATCTGTACAACGGCGAGTCTGTTGTTGCTGAGTTTGACGGTGACGCAAGGTCTGGTTCGTTTTTGACTTCGCTCGACGCCAGGGCGAACGATTACACGTTGACGGCTGTGCTTGAAGACGGAACGGAATCGCCACCATCTGAAGTGTACACTTACAAGGACAAGGGACCAAAGGGAAAGATCACACTGGTAAAGCCAAATGAGTGAAAAATTCGATCAGTGCTTTCTGATGCTGCTTCGTAATGAAGGCGGGTACAACAACTACGACTCAGCCGGTGAAACGATGCACGGAATAACAAAGGCCGTTGCACTCGAAAACGGTTATTACGGGCCAATGGAAGATATGCCCATATCAATTGCAAAGTCGATCTATCGCAAACGATATTGGGCAACGTGGATGGAATGCGCCTCAATGCCGCTATCTTTTGAACTGTTCGATGCCGCCGTCAATTGCGGACCCACAAGGGCGGCAAAACTGCTGCAAAAGGCGCTTGGGGTCAAGGTCGATGGGATAGTAGGGCCGAAGACAATGGCAGCGGCAAGCGCGGATTCAACCGCTGAATTGTGGGTAAAGTTTGCAGCTACCGTGATGGAGTTTCGCGTCGGTCTTGATGGGTGGAACGATTACAGCCGTGGATGGACAAACAGGGCGGTTTCAAATCTTCGGCGCGGTGCTGAAATGCTATGAGCGATCAACCTGCTTTCAAACTGGTCAGGATTGATGGGAATAATATCAAAGAATTTCCTATCACCATTGACCAGTTGCAGGTCATAGTGTTTGCGCTCAATCGTATGGGAATTGATGCGCCCGTTGTGCACCATGTTGAGCAGCCTGTGGACGGTGCTTATTTCTCGGATTGAAGGTGCTTCCGTGCTTGGGCGAGTGCTTTTCCTATGTTTCTAAATTGAATCTGTACTTTTACAGGCGCTTTATCAAACCCATATTTCTCGCCAAGACTTACCCTTGCTTCTTCTAATGCCTCAACCAGCCCGCGAATCACCTCGTCGGATGCGCGAGTGTTTTCCTCGTTTATATAATTGATAGCCTCTTCAAGGTCTTCTGCTTTAACTTCCCAATACGATGGAACTCCACCATAGCACAACTTGAACAAGCTAACTTGATCATCCATTCTTCACCTCCTTTATGATAAATTTCATCTCATAAAACGAGCAGTAAAAGTTCTCCGGGATAGATTGAGTGTAGTCGTAAAGCGGAGATTTTTCATTCATGCAACAGATATAACTTCCTTCAATATCTCCGCTTTGATATCTCCGCTTTGGCAAGTCTCGCACCGCATTTGCTCTACCTGTACTTCAAGTTCACTAGCTTTTTTAAATTGCTTATGCCAAAATTCATAAGAAATGTTGCCAGTACCTCCTTGCAAATTGGCATAAGTAGAGGCTGCGAACCGCAACGCCTCGGCAATCTCTTTCATTGTTGGCATATTACAACTCCCACTCCGATACTTCATAACCGTGCAAGTGGAAATCACCAAGGCCACCACTATCTATAACGATGCGCTTTGTTCCATTGTTAAGTGTAACCTGAGTGCCATCGTCTTCTTCAACCATTTCAACAGGAACACCAACGCAATCAAGGAATAGATTCATGGAGAATATGTTATCTCCAGGTTGATCTCGGTCGAATATGTGATATCTTGCCGGTACGTTTTCAAATAACTCTTCTACGCTTTCTGGTATGTTGTATTCAGTGCTCATGATAACTCCTCACGTTTTTCATCAACCAGC